GCTCTTCCGATCTAGAGGCAGCAGGCCGGTGTCTGTGAAACCCATGATCGAGTCTCCTTTGTCAGGAGTGGCAGTGGAAGCGGTGGGCTCCTGTCAGGCGGGAGGCGGTCAGGCTGCGACCTTGGCCTCGCGCTCGGCCTGATCGAGCGCTGTGGCGTACTCCTCTTCCGTCCAGGCCTTCTCGCCGGACGGCGTCTTGCCCTGGTCGGTCAGGATCTTCTCGGCTCGGGCGACGAGGTCGAGACCGTCGACCGGCTTCTCCTCGCCGGCCTTGATCTTCTCCTCGGCTGCCTTCGTGTCGAGCTCGCCTTCCTTGTCGCCGCCCGAGCCCTTGGCTGCGAGCGGCACGACGCCCTCGGGCATCGCGGCGAGCACGGCCTTGAGGCCGTCCATGTTGCCCTTGAACTGCTCGGCGAGAGCGTCCTTCGCGGCGGGCGCGAGCCTGCCCTCGTCGATCGCTTCGCCGAGAACCTTCTCGCACTCGGCTGCGTCGAGCTTGGCTTGCGTGTTCGCAAGCGAGGTCTTGAGCTGCTCGATCTCCGAGGGATCGTCGGAGGACGCTGCTTCCAACTCTCCCACCTTCGCCTCGAGCTGCTCCTTCTCGGCGTTGGCGGCGTCGATTGCCGCCGTCACGGCCGCTTCATCGGCGTCCTCGGGTAGTCCGAGCTTCACCGCGATTGCTTTGAGATCCATGAGTTGATCTCCTTCGTTATGGGCGCTCGAGGCGCCCTGGCTGTTTGCGATCTGAGCCTCGATCGCCGACTGCGCGACCTCAACCCATTCCTCTTCCGCCTCAGCCCATTCGGTCTGAGGTGAAACTTCTACGCCGCTCTCGCTGCGCGTGAACGGCACGACCCAGGTGCGCGATTCGCCGCCCGACTCTCGGACGAGCGCCTTTTCGGTTGCGACATCCATGACCCAGTACCGCGGCATCTGCCCCGAGGGCGTGCCGCGATTAAGCGCGGCCTCGATCTCTTCCTGGATATGCCGGAAGCCCTCCTCGGGCGTCCAGACCACGGCAGCCGTGACCGGCGCCATATCGAAGAACGGGCGGTTGGTGAGCGTGGCGGCGATGATCTCCTTCGCCTTGGTCATCAGCCCCGTCTTCGCATCACGCTCCTTGAAGGAATAGGTCGGCGAGACGAAGCGATACTCGCCATCTTGGATCTCCTGAATGGCGCGCGGCGTCCACTTGACCTCGGCCCACAGTTCAGGCCCGGCCGCTTCCGTCTCACTCCCGTCGGGGCGCAACTCGCCTGCGGCGAGAACCCTCGCCGTGCCCGTGAACCAGCCCGCTGCCTTCGTGTTGCGTAGATCGGGGTCAGATGTGTCGCCGCCGTGATCGCGGTCAATAGCGATCGTCCACGTCTCCGCCGATTTCTCTCGGATCGACTCGGCATAAGTCTTGAGATCGTCAGCCGTGATCGTCTGAAACCAGCGCCCGTTTCGCGCCTCGGTTACGACGGGCATGACCTGAATCCACGAGCGCCCGTCGATGAGCGACTCGGCTCGGACGGTGTAACTGTCTGGCAACCTCGCTGATAGGCGTTCGTTCATGGCCTAGCCCTCCTCGTGAGCGGCAGCGTGTAGTAGAAGCGCGGCGTGAAGGCCAGCGCATAGTTCGGCGGAGCGACGGCTCCCGTTGCGTGTGTAGACATCGAAGAGGAGCGCGCTGGCGGCGTGCGTGCAGATGACCCTGGTCGGCGTCGCCCAGGAGCCCTGCTGTGACGGCACTGCCGGAACGATGCCGCCCGTAGCAAAGCGCTTCCTACGACGGATCAGGCCCACAGCGATCACCTCTCAGGCTGCGCGTTTCTTCGGCTGAGGCTTGGTCTCGGGATTCGGCTCGGGCATACGCACGTTCTCAGCCCTGTCCTCGAAGACGACAATGCCGCGGCAACGGCCGCCGCCGAGACAGTAGGCGGGTGGGAGCATCGCGTAGTAGTCGGCGCTATCGACAACTGCAACCGTGCCGTGAGCACGGCCGCAGGGATCGCACATTGCCTTGTCGAGCTCCTCGGAGCGCATCGCGAATTCTGGCGGCGTCTCGAATGAGAGCGCGCCTGCGGTGCGTCCGAGATTAAGCGTCTCGCCGACCAACTCGAGTGTGTGAAGGTGCAGCCCTTTTGCTCCTGCAGTGATCGCGGCCTCGGCGATGATGGCCTCTTCTGCGCCCGCTGCTCGGGCGACCTTGGCCGCTCCGTCGATCGCGCCGGCGATGATCCAAGCCGAGTACTTGCTTCGCCGCTTGAGTAGCTTCTCGATCCCGGCGAGGCCCTTGCGAGCGGCTTCGGAGTGCTCGCCTATGTCGGGTATGGCGTAGGCAAGCGTGGCGCGCGGTTCAGGCTCGCCTCGCTTGGCGCGCATCGTCTTGATCTCGCGTCGCGCTTCCGTGTAGCCGAAGCGGGCTGTCTGCTCAAGCGCCTTGAAAAGGCTCTTCGAGACCTCAGCGGCGCGCGCCTTCGGGATCGACTGCAGATCGGCGATCGCGAGCGCGAGTCGCTTGACGGCGGGCCCGGCGCCACGCTCGACGGCAGCGCGGCGATCAGTGATGTGCGCAAGGTGGCCTGCCCAATCGACGCGCTGCTCTGCAGCGGTCAGCGGGCGGCTCGGCGCCCAGGTCATGCGGGACGCCTTACCTCGACCATTCTGATCTCCCACGCTTGGCGCAGGCGACCGCTCGCGGTGATGATCGGCTTCGGAATCCAGAGGGCGATGAACTGGATGCGCTCCCACATCAGGCCGCGAT